ATTGAGTCAGTTTTAAGTCTTTACCACCAAGAATTATCTCCTTCCAAGGAACCCCCGAAAGGACATTCAAAAAATATTCACCCAGCAACGGGAAACTATTTGGCGGGCGCTAGCTGAGGTGAACACGGCTATTCCTGGGGTTGTGGATGAGTTTTTCCCAGCAACCCAGACTGCCACCATAACCCCAGCAATACAGAAAAAAATTGTACTTGACGGGGATGTGCAGCTTTTAACAGCACCCCCAATCACCGACGTGCCCATTGTTTTCCCCTTCGTGAGCGTTGCGGGGTTCGCTCTCACTGTGCCGGTGCGGGCGGGTGACCCCTGCCTCTTAATTTTCAGCCAACGGGCTGTCGATTTCTGGCATCAGAATGGGGGGATACAACCACCAGAGACTGGGGTTGAAAGCCGCTCCCACTCATTGACGGACGCTTTTGCAATTCTTGCCCCGTCTCCGCTTCCCAATGTTCTCGGCGGTTGGGAGGAGGATGGGATAGAGTTGCGGAATCGAAGTAAGGGCAGCCGTGTGACCCTGCGGGATGACGTGGTTGAGGTCGTTTGTGGGAGCTGTTCCTACGTAGCCCAAGCGTCTGGGACGTTGACTATTTCCGCCCCTTCCATTATAATTAATACCAGCAGCCTTGATATCAATCAGGTGTAAAGTATGCCGGGAATTGCTCGAAAATCTGTTGATTCTGCCGGCGGGACGCAGTTGAATGGGGGTCAGGACTTTTGCCGATGTGAGTCCCAGTTAATTGTGTTGCTTGGCGACCCCGTTACTGGTCATGGGCCCGCCCCACATGCTGCGCCCGTTATGGCACAGGGCAGTCCATTCGTTCGCATTAATGGGATTCCTGTTTGCCGGGCGGGACACACCGCCTCTTGCGGCCACGCTAGTACAGGCAGTTCTTCCATGAGGATTTCTACATGACGATGACGTATGCAGTAGGCTCTCGTCACGACCTGGTCATTGACCGGCAAGGGAAATTTCTGCTTGTTACAGGTGCGGAGCAAGTAAAACAGCGCGTTATTATTTCCCTCCTGCATTATTGGGGTGAATATTTTTTGAATGTCCTTTCGGGGGTTCCTTGGAAGGAGATCATTCTTGGTGGTAAAGACTTAAAACTGACTCAATCCATCATTCGTAATACGATTTTAGCGGTGCCCGATGTGGTCAGTATTATAGATTTACAATTGAAGTATGAAAACCGAGGGCTCACAGTTTCTGCTTACGTCGAAGTGGTGGGGTCGACGGGGGTGCAGGTGATTGAGCTTGAAGAAACGTTATTGGAGGATGGGGCATGACTGTTTTTGGGGTTACTTCTGAGGGGTTTGTCCTGAAACGGCTTGCTGACATTCTTGCTGATTTGCAGACCACCCTTTCCACCGTCACCGACCCCGCCACTGGGGAGGCGCTGATTGTTGATTTGGCTGATGAGAATGACCCGTTTGTCCAACAAGTCAATTCATTCGCAGATTCCCTCGCTCTTTGCTGGGAGCAGCTTCAACTGGCTTACAATCAATATGACCCCCTGAAAGCCACCGGGGCAGCTCTTTCGGGGCTGGTGCAGTTGAATGCGCTTACACGGAAGGCCGGAACAAAATCCAGTGTGTCCGTCACTTTGGCGGGTGCCCCTGGAACTGCTATTGCGGCTGGAAAACGGGTGAGCACGATGGATGGCTCCGCTGTTTTTGAGTTTCCGGAAACGATTACACTTGATGGGACAGGTGCAGCAACAACTACTGTGATGGCCCTGACGGTCGGGGAAACATCGGCGGCTGCGGGCACTCTTGTGAAAATACTTACCCCAGTTAGTGGTTGGTACTCTGTTACAAATCCGTTGCAAGTCACCGTGGGCACTTTTGAGGAAACAGATGTGGAGCTGCGTCGCCGGCAACAGGACTCCTTGAGTGCAACAAGTGGCGGTGCCTTGATTGATGCTATTTATGGCGCTCTGTTCAATTTGGCGGGGGTGACTTATTGTCGGGTGTACCAAAATGTTTCTTTGGCTACGGACGCACGAGGTATTCCAGCCAAATCGCTTGCGGCAGTTGTTCAGGGAGGCGATGACGATGACATTGCCGACGTGCTTTTCGCCAAAGTAGCGGCAGGTGTTGCCACTTATGGGAACACCACTATTTCTCGCACCGATGCCCAAGGACTTGCTTACGACTTGTCTTTCGTGCGTCCTGTTTCCGTGCCTATTTATGCGTCGGTTGCAGTGACAGTTGTGTCGTCAGCAATTTGGGCTGACGATAGTGAGGCCAAAATCAAGGCTGCAATATTGGCCTGGGCCCAGGGGGGTTTATCTGCGCTAGGCATTACGACCGGGTATGACCAAGACGGATATGGGATTGGGCAATCTATCTACGCCTCTGAATTGTATGTGCCAATTAATAGTGTGCTCGGAGCGAAAATTACAAGCGTCACCGTTGGGAAAACGGCATCCCCCTCGGGGGACTCTGTTGCGATTGATTGGGACGAGGTAGCCACATTTGACGCATCCCGTATCGTAGTCACCATCACCGGAGCATAACATGCCCTTCCCAGCAATCAACGCGACTGAATACATGCTGGAAATCATGGAGCGTATGTACTCCAGGATCCTTGTGCAATTTCACCAATCCCCCGTCCTTTTGTCAGTGCTTCAGGCATTTGCTGACGAAATCCAAGCGTTATCCGCACAAATTATTGCAACTTTGGAATTGCGAACCGTCCCCCAAGGGCAAACAGAACAACTTGATGTAATTGGGCGCATCGTAGGACAGGCGCGCGAATTGCAGGATTATGACACCGTGGCCTGGTTTACCCCAGACGTCGTATACCGGAATGTGGATCAAACCCCTGTGTGGGTAATAAATGGCCCGTTAGGGGGCAGCGTTGTGGTTGGTGACGCATCATTCCGACAATTAATTGAGGGAAAGATTTACCGGAACTTTTCCTACTATGGAAGCGTCCCCGAAATCCAAGCCATGGTTAAGGCGGCTTTTGGGATTGACGTTAGCGTGGTGCAAGATGGGCCGATGGGAATTTATTTGGTTGTTCCTGATTCCACAAGTGACAGCCTCATCCAATGGCTGAAACGTTCCGGGGTTTCACAAGCTGTTGATTCACCTTACTATGTGCCTGTTTCAGTCACAGTTTATGTCTCGGAAGTGTATCGATTTTCTGACAGACCTATTTAGGAGAGTGAGCAATGCCTTCAAATCGTACTACTGTAGTCGGGGGTATTTGGGCAAATGGTGCGGTTGATCCCCCAGAAACTCCAGTACAATCCACCACATACGCCAATTCTGGTGTTACTGAGGGGGAAATTGAGGCGGGGTGGCCCTTTGCTGATATCGTAGAATCCGCAAAATTTAATGAAATTATGCGTCGCCTCACTCTTTTGATGCAACTGTTGGAGACCTGGGGAGTGCTCCCATGGCACCCTTCCACCCCGTATGGCCAATACGCGCTGGCCATGGGAAGTAATGGGACTATTTATCGCTCCAAAGTCACGCCAAATGAGGGGTATAACCCCACCACAAGCCCTACTCAATGGGAGGTGGCTTTTGAGTTGTCGGGGGTGGTCAGCACTCATGCGGGGCTCGCTTCTCCCCACGCGGGACAAACACCCAAAACGCTGAGTGGGGCGACGACCAATACTGTTGACGCAACAGGCCACACCCACGCCATTTCAGCGGCCAGTGAAACGGTGAAGGGAGCGGTGGAACTTGCTACCGCCGCTGAAACTACCACGGGCACCGATAATACTCGTGCAGTGCACCCGGCGGGGCTCAAGGTCGAACTTGACAAAAAGGCACCTATTGACGATCCAACGTTTACGGGCGTCGTTACTTTCGCCTCACAGGTGGTGGGTGGGTTCGGAGCGGTAACCACCGCCAGTGTCGCAGACTGGAATGACGTGTCCAATTGCAGATCAGGCCAGGGGTATGGCTTGTTGCTGGGGATCGCCACAAATGGCCCTGGTGGGTCCGGCTATTTTCACCCGTTTACGTTTGAGTCCGGCTTCGCAAAAATTGGAACTGCGAACCGCACGCAGCTTGCAATTCCCTACGGCAATGCAGCTGGTGAAACGATGTACATGCGGACCTCATATGGTGGTACGTGGTCTGCTTGGCATCCGATGGCCTTTACGGACCTGGAGCAGACGCTGCACAACAAAACACTAGAATCCCCCATGTTAACGGGGGTTCCCCAGGCACCTACTCCGGCGGTAGATACTGGATCCACACAGGTGGCGACCACCTCGTTTGTGGTTAACCAAGCCGCATCCGCCACCCCATTGATGGACGGATCGGCCGCGGTCGGAACCAGTGTCCGGTACGCTCGTGGGGATCACAGACATCCCACGGACACCACACGCGCTGCCGCTGCTATTTCTATCATGGCGGGCCTGGGCATGGTAGGCGGGGGCGACCTTTCCACATCACGCACCATGGATCTTGGCACACCGGGGACGTGCCATGGCCTGTCGACTAACACCGCCACCGCTGACAGCCACACCCATGCCCTTTCGGCTGCGGCCGAGGAATTAGCCGGGGTCGTTGAACTGGCCACGGCTGCACAGACACAGACCGGCACAGATAATACTCGCGCAGTGCATCCGGCGGGCCTGGCGTCAATGTTTGATGCAACAGGACTTGATAATAATTCTGGATTTGTGCGAATCCCCGATGTTCCTGGTGGCACTATTTTTCAAGGGGGGCTGTCGGCATCCATCGCGGCGGACAGCAATCTCGCTATAGCATTTCCCACAGCATTTCCCACAGCATTGACCACTATCGTGGCTGTCGACACCGTTAATAATAATGCGCAGGAGAACTCAGTGAAGGTCATTTCTGTTGATACCGTCGCCCCTTACACAACCTTTACCGTGCAAAACAGCGCAGCGAACGCCACCACATGCCGTTGGTTTGCCATCGGTCGATAGGAGAGAACATGATCTGTTTCGCCACTTTCGATTCCGCTGGAAATATCACAGGGCTATTCCCTTCGCAGATTTTTCCAACTCCCCCAGAGGGAAGTGTGGTGTTGAATGAAGAAGAGTACGTCAAAGCAAAAGCCGGGGGGCTGGTCCGCAGCATCGTAAACGATGTGTGGGTAGATCGTCCGTTACCTGTCCGCTTGCCTGCCCAAGCTCGTGCCGAAAAATTAGCGGCGCTGGCGGCACATCGATATGCCGTGGAAACGGGGGGGCTGGTGGTTGGTGAAACTCGGATAGAAACAGACCGGGAAAGCCAGGCCATGCTGACGGGGGCATGGGTCCGGGTTCAGCAAGCACCGGAGCTTCAGATTGATTGGAAAGGCTCCAGTGGGTGGGTTGCTTTGGGAAAATCGATGATTGAGCAAATGGCTGCTATTGTCGGGAGTCATGTGCAGCTGAGCTTCTCCACTGAGCGGCTTCACGCTGCTGCCATTGACGGGTTGCCGGACGATGTGTCCGTTATCGATGCTTACGATATTTCTACGGGGTGGCCGGGATAGGAGAAACGTATGCTTGAAAAACTGTTGAAGTGGGTTCTTGGCGAGAAGATGGCCAGCAGCGCCGCCGGGATCGCCGCAGGTGCCGCTACCGGCGCCGCCGCCGTGGCCATGACCGGTAACCTGGACAAACAGGCACTCATCATCGGTGCCGTCGGCGGGGCCGCGTCGGCGCTGGCCGGGTCTACCGGACGCATCGCCGGAGAACAGCGTTGATTCACTACCGCTCAGGGTACAAATATCAACTCGCCGAGCCCGGCGCGTTCAATGTCGGGATCATTCCACCCGAGTCGATTGTCACCCCGTTCATCTGCCTTAGCGCACGTGGAAATCTCTACATCAACGGCGGATACGCATGGGACGGCGCCACCGGCTTTCCGGACATCCCCAGCATCATGCGCGGCAGCCTGGTGCATGATGCCCTCTACCAGCTCATGCGCCTCGGGCATCTGCCGCCGACCTGCCGCGCCCAGGCCGACGCCATGCTGCACCGCTGTTGCCTCGAAGACGGCATGTTCAAGCCCATGGCCTGGGCCGTGTTCAAAGCCGTGCGACTGGCCGGATCGTCGGCCGCCAGCCCCACCAACGCCAAACCGATATTGGAGGCGCCATGAGCGAAGAGCCTTATTGTCGCGAGGGAGAAGGCCACCGGTGCAGTTTCAGCCCCACCGGAGGGTGTTGCGTTGAAATGGCATCGAGAGAATGCGCGAGGGCAACCGGGTGCGTTCGGACCGTCGACGAAAGCGAGCAGGTGGCCCCGATTTGAAAGGAGGTGGAAGTGGAACATCCGGAATGGTTTTATCCCGATGAGTACGAACCGGACTGCGATAAGTGGGGTAGTTGCAACCGGTCTGAAAACCTCATGCAGGTCTGTCGCCACGCGACTACGCGAAAGCGGCACCATTGCGACGGGCGCCAGTGCCCCACACGGAGCGAGACATGAAGAGCAACTGTTTGGCATGGGCATGGCGACGTTGGCGGAAGAACCCTGGGAGCTATCTGGTGGTTCGCATGACACGCCATAACCGCTGGCGCTGGCTAAGCTGGCCTCATTTTCTGTGGCGGCCGAAGGACTGCCACTATCACAATAAGCCCTGCCCACACATGCTGTCGTTCGTGCCGGATGACCCTCAGCCTCGCGGGTTTCCGCCACTGACTTTTTACGGGCACGTCAAGGCTGGTGACGAAGACGAGCAGAAGAAAACGACCCTAATACAGAGATAGGAGATCCCCATGCCCTTGAAACTCTCAAAAAACAACACCGCCCCCTACAACTACCTCACCATCGCCGCGACCAAGAGTTATGCCGCGCTGACCGCGTTTCTTATCGGCGACGTGGTGGCCCCCGGTAACGGCTACACCTACCGGGCGACCACCGCAGGAACGACCGCCGCCAGCGCCCCGACCTGGCCGACGACGACTGACGCGACGGTGTCGGATGGAACCGTGACCTGGCGTTGCGAGAGTGCCGAGAACAACCCTGCCGCCCCGGCAACCGTGACGCTGGACAACACCGGAACCCCGGCAACGGTCGATAGCGCGGTGGTCGACCTTTACCTGATTGCGCGGACCTACAACTACACCGGCATCGCCATGAGCATTGCCAACGAGCAGACCGGGATGGCCTGGAAACTCTCGGCGGACGCCGGAACGACTTACGAGGACAGCCTGGACAGCACCGACCTCCCGGCGATGAACGCCACCAGCACGGACCAGGTGAAGGCGATCAAGGTCAAGTGCGTGGTGAGCAACAACGGGACCGTGGCGACGGGAATTTATACCGTGCCGGATATTCAGACCGTTTCGACCGAGAATCCGAGCTAAGGGGCTGAGACATGACTGACCTAAACGCCAACCTGCAACCGCTCCTCGCCGAGCTGACCGCTGACCCGGAAGGTCGGGGGTATGTGCTCATGACGGTCGAGCAAGTCGTCGCCGACCTGAATAATCCGCGATATGTGACGCTATCGGAACGTATGATTTCTGAGCGCACACTGTTTGCCGTTCTCGGCGCGGAACGAGCTACGGCGGTGCTTGATGCTCTGGAGGCCATGCCCGACCGAGTGATGCAGCGGATTTGCCGGATGCTGACGGATGTTTCGGCGGGCGGTGTGGACATCGCCCTGCCGGAGTCTCGGGGGATGATCGACCAGTTCGTGGCCGGCGGCTTGCTGACCGGCGACGAAGCCACTGCGATTAAAGCCCTGGCCGAGACGCGCCAGAGTCGGGCGCAGCAGATGGGATATAGCGAGATTACCGCCGCAATGGTTGAGCGGTGCCGGGAGGTGATGTAATGGGTGGATTTACTCAGGGGGCCTTTGCTGACCTCGGAACGCAGAACCAGACGATTGCCGCCAGCGGAAACTATGTATTCGGCGCGGTGTCGAACGCCGGGAAGACCAGCACAACGGTTGCGGTCGATGTGACCTACAATGCCTCGGCGACGAAAGGCGTCAATATCCTGATCGAACGCGAATCGACCAACACCCCCGGCTATGAGTCGCAAGCATCGGCATGGACTGTGCCTGTTCCGTTTACGGCTGGAACGACCGTCACAAAGACTGTCAACGTCGAGGCCAATTTGGTCGGTGAGTTTCAGGTGCGGGTCGTCAACACCGATACCGCGCAGAGCGCCGCCGCCGTTAACTGCCGAATTGCTCAGAGTACCTACGCCGCATGATATTCCGCCCCGACATAAAACCCCCGATGTGGGGGCCACCGGATGCTGTGCGATACGCGGTGATGGCCAATGCCGAGCGGATGGGGATTGATCCATCATGTATAAAGCTGGTTGCACCTTTTTGGGAAGGTGCAGGAAGTATAATATATGATGCCAGTCTTCAAAACGACATATCAACGACTTCCCCATTGTGGGTTCCATCAGGATACAGGTGCAGCACAACTAATAAGTTTTCGCCGAACAAAACATTGGCGACATTGCTTGGATCGATAACATCTCCATTTACGCTCTTAACCTTTGCCGATATATTTTCTCGGCCAACATCCTCTAACTTTTTCCTTGGGCAATACCAAGACGGCGGGTCTGGATATGATCTAGGCTTTTACCAGTCTTCATCGTCAAGGATAATATCGTACTATTATAAGTCCGGATCAAATGTACAATTATCGCCCGGAGTCGTAGAGAGCGGCGCAAGCATAAGCCTCGGGATCACTTGGGACGGGGCCAGTATCACGGGATATTTTGGTGGGGCATTAGCCTCTACTGCGGCGCATAGCTCGGCGCTCGCGACAACACATACGTTTAAAGCGGGTGGGGTGTGGGCTGGTGGAAACGGGACATTTGACCACAAATTTCTGATCGTGTGTTCATCCGCGCTTACCGCTTGCCAGATTGGTTGTCTGACCGCCACACCCTGCGCCCTGATCATGCCGGTATCTCGCCCGGTGTATTTTGATCTAGGGGCGGGCGGAGGAACGGCCCTCAATATCCTGCAAGCCCTGCAATCCAGCATCGCCACCGACCAAATCACCCTGGCCGACCTGAGCGCGGGGATAGCCACGACCGGCACACATAGCCACGACCTGAGTGCCGCGCTAGCCACGAGCGGAACCGTCAGTAACGACCTGAGCAGCCTCGTTTCCACCAGCGGGGCCGGAAGTCAAGACCTACAAGCCTCCATCGCGACCAGCGCCACGCTCCAGCAGGCACTCCAGGCCGCGATAGCGACGGAAATCCAGACCAGCGCCGACCTGTTGCTGACCGTCTCGGAACTCGTCGGCACGGTGGTAAGCCAAGATCTGCGCCTGTCTATCGCTACCGCACAGACCGGCCACGCCGACCTGCAAACGAGCATCGCCACCTTGGCCGAGATTCACCAGGGGCTACAGCTCGCCGTCGCCACAAGCCTGACCACGCTCCACGACACCAGCATCCAAATTGCCGAGCTGGTGGGCAGCATCGTCCGGCAAGACCTGTGCTTGACCGTCGCTACCGAGTTGCAACAGGCCCAAGCCGTTGCCCTGTCCGTCGCCAGTGAAGCCAGTACGGTGCAGGACACCCTCGTCGCCTGTACGCTGGTCGGCGTATCGGTGTTGCCAGAACTTTTCGAAGCTGTCTGTCCAGTTTCCACTGAATTTACGGCTGTCTGTCCAGTTTCCACTGAATTTACGGCTGTCTGCCCTGTTGGATTGAGGAGTTAATCATGGCCAAACGGTATGTTGGACAGATTGTTTTGCTTCGGCTTGATACCCAAATCGTTGATTTGTCTGGGGCGGCGGATCCTTTTATCCGTGCCCATGCTCCAGACGGTTCGGTAAAAGACTGGCCTGCTGAAATTTCTGGCACGTTCCTGACCTATCTCACAGAAAAAGCAACAGACGAAACTCCAGGCGACCTACACATCCACGGGGAGTGGGGATTCCAGCCCCACCCCAACATCCCAGGGGCAGAGGCACCGGGTGAAACAGCTTATGATTTTATTTATCCCTTGGGGGGTTGAGCCCACATTCTTCACAAATAGCATACATAGTTCCTTCTCCTCACAGTCAGGCATTACGCCGGAAAATAGCATTGGTTCTTTGGCTGTACCTATCGCAGAGAGACTACACCGCGCTTTTCCAAATGTTGCAAATGGAGTGCTTTGAAATTTGGTACCCTCCTTGAAATGGGCATTCTAACCTTCCACTGTCGCGGCGTTTGCTGTGCTTACAGAACTCGCACGTTTTTCCGTCGTTGCGGTCAACCGTACAAGCCTTACGATAGCCGTGCCCTAAATCGACAAACATTATCCCTCCTGGTGGTTAGCAACTTTGCAAGGATTTTTCTCTTTGCAGTTAGCACAATCCGGACCACTACCTTCGAACAGCAATGGAGCTGTCATATCACATAGATTATAAACATGCTGTGCTAGTTCTCTGATCTCCCATTGGGCTTGGTTGCAAAGTCGCTGCGTGAAGAAGTGCCTGAGTTCTCTGGCGTTCATGGTCATGACCAGCTTGGTTGCAGCTGCGTTTGGAAGTACGAAGCGGGCGTCTTCTGGTGGGACACCCTGCCGCATCAAATCTTCATAGATACACGCGCAGTAGCTAAGTGCGTTGTTGTACTTTGCAATCAGTGTGCGGTTTGTCAGTATTGTTGGAGGATATGCAAAACCCTCAAACTCACTTATCCCGGTTTCTTCTGGGAAATCCTTGAATTTAACATACCGCTGACTCTGCTGGCTGAAACTCGCTATCCGGTAGCGTACCAGCTGGTGACTACACGCTCGGCTGATACCTTCAATGCCGAAGGTGAAGCTGGCGTGTTCCAGAATGGACTCATGCCCATGCCCATAGCCAATGACCCGCTTCACCATTGGGCCGCACTTGTCTGGGTGCAGGTCGGCTTCAGTAGGGAAATCCCGGTGCGTGCAAATCCAAGCTGCCGTGGCGACGAGCTTGGTTGCATTCGGTGTTGATGCTAGTAGGGTTATTTTCATTCGCTTCTCCTTTTCTTTCTTTAAGGTCTTGCTCCTGGCCAAGGATCAAGGCGCCTCCATTTCTTCAGCCTGCGAAGCAACCCCGGCGGCTCATCGGGGTGATACGGGAGGACATAGTTCATTGCATATTGTTGTCCGCAGTGAATGCAGAAGTAGCGGATGTTTTCTAATCCGCCTTCTTTGTATTCTCTAAGTTCTTGTTCCTGGCAACATTCGCTTTCGATAGTCTCAGTTATCTTAATG